CGTCGTCGCGAGCCGTGCGTGCCACTGCAGCGTCCGGCCGGACAGGCGATACGCGTTGAAGATCACGTCGCCCGCGGCCAGCGTCCAGGTGCCCGCCGTCGCCGTGTAGGAGCCCGCCGCGAAGGTCGGCGTAATCCAGGCGCCCTGTTCATGCGCGACGAGTTGCCAGTCCGTTCCGTCGTAGCGATAGGTGATCCACCCACCCGGCGCGACCGGCGTCGCCCCAGACGTCGCGCTGTTCGTAAACTTATTGCCTGCTGATGACAGCCCGCTTTGATGGAGGAAGGACGCGACCTTCGTCGTGGTGATGTTCCGCACCGTGACGGTGAGGCCGGACAATCCGCCCGCCAGTCCGCTGAACGTGGCATCCGCCGCGCCGTTCCATTCGATGAACGTGTGCCCATCAATCGGGGGCGCCCAGTTGTTGACGGCGCCGGTGGACGTGCTCGTGACAAACGAGCCGCGCAGTAGGAGTTGCACCTGGGCGACGTCCATCAACGTGCCGTCGAGGTTCGCGCCGGAGTCGTTGACTAGATTCAAAAATGATACAGCCATTTACGTCGCCAAGATTCTTGCTGACATGTGTCCCCGTAGAGCGATAAAATGACGCCAGTGATCCTTAAGTGTGCAGCGTGCGGGGCAGATATTCATCTGGCAAAGAGCCAAGTCGCACGCAGGAAAAACGCCGCGCGCATCACTTGCAGCGTGCGCTGTCGTGCTCTCATCCTGAGCCATCCGACGCTCGGATGGAGACGGCCGACGCTTGGGACCGTCAAGCCATGCGAGCAATGCGGTGTAAAGATGCTGGTCCGACGGTCCCTGCTGGCTCGAAAAAAATACTGCTCGCGGCAGTGCCTTGGCCGCGCCACGGTCGCGAGGCTCAACGTCAACAGGAAGCCGCAGGTATGGAGCGCCACCAGCCGCGACGCGGCCCGCGTCAGATTCAGCGGCCGTAATAATCCGAAGTGGGTCAAGCCGATCCTGTTTACCTGCCCGCAGTGTCAACAGCCCTTCGGATTGAAACCGTTCGAGGTGAAACGCCGCACGGAGCACTGCGGATACCCGCCGAAGTTCTGCTCTCGCGCGTGCCACCTCGCTCACAAGCGCAGTCACACGGGTCCACAGTCGCCGGTCTGGCGCGGGGGAAACGCTACCTATCGCGGCCCTGGTTGGCGCGTCCTGCGCCTCGGAGTGATCGCCGCCCAGGACGGCTGTTGTGCCACGTGTGGCAAGTTCCGCGGCACCAGACTGCACGTCCATCATCGACGCCTCTACTCTGACCATGCGACGGCCGCGGAAGCGAACCACCCCGAGAACCTCGTCGGCTTGTGTGAGTCGTGTCACGGAAAATTGGACGGCAGACCTGACCGACTCAGGCGAATCAACGCAGGGCGGCGTACGGTCTAAGGCCATCGCGTTACTCCTGAATCAACCCCGACAACCGCCGCAGCATCCCCTCGAGCGAATAGCGCAGCGAGGACGCGGTGACCGTGAACTTCGGCGGCGTCCCAGGCGCCACGTCAATCTCACTGATGGAGACTTCCTGAATCGTCAACGTCTGCGAAATCGCGGGGACGGACAGCGTGACGACGATCGACTTGCCCGACTTCGTTTTCACGTCGCGCGTGGCGTAGCCGACCGTGACCAGGGGATTGGCGAACAGCGCGAGATAGGCATCGCACAGCGCCGTCAGGCTGGCTTCGTTGCGCCGTTCATCACTGACGAGGTATTCGTGGATGCCGTCGGACGTGCGGACGGATGTCGTCTCTCGCGCGGCCGCGGCGGCCTGGGCCGTGAGGTCGTCGCGTTGGACGGCGAGGTTCACGGTCGCGCCGCGCGTCAACGCCCGGAGTAGTCCCGTCACGCCGGTCAGCGCGGGCGCCGCGATGATGGCCGTCCCATACGGGATGGTGGTCAGAATCGACCCGGTCCCAGTCGCTGGGATGCCGGTCAACGTGTTCGCGGTGATGCCGGTATAGCGGATCCCGTTCAGCGTCCATCCGCCGGTCGCACTGAACGGCCCGGTCGCCGACAGCAACAGTGTTGTACTCCCGGCGTTGACCTGGCCGGAGACGGTCGTCAGGCCCGAGGTATCCGTGACCGGGGCATTCGCGCCCAGACTGCCATCGGCGGTCGCATCCTGCACGCCGACGGTCGCGGTGTTGTTGGCGATCGTCTGCTGGAGTTTCAGTTGTGAGCCGTTGACGACCGTCCGGTAGTACTTGCGCTGCGTCGTGCCGGAGGGACCGAGCGCGATGCCGCTCGGTGCGATCTGTTGCGCCGCGGTGCCATCGACGCCGGTGTAAGTGCCCGTGAGCACATTCGCGATGTCGTGCCCGCCCCCGTTCCCGGCTTGCGACCCGGCGAAGCGGAACACGCCCGCGACCTTGAGCCAGTAGTTCACCTGCACCACGCGGGCACTGGGTGACGCCGTCGACGTGACGGAAATCACATTGTCGGTGGCCATGACAATCGACGTGGAGGGACTCGCCAGTGATTGCCCGTTCGAGATGTTCGCGTTGGCGTTCGCGCCGTAATCGAGGATCGTTGAATAGTTGTACATGACCTCGAATGTCCCGGGGCCTGGTCCGCCGCGGGAGCTTCCCGAGGCCAGCGTCGGCGCGGTGCTAGGGGCGCCGAGCGCCGCAGAGGTTCCCACCGAGCCCAGCGGACTCGGCAAACTTTCCCCAGCCGCCGAGACAAACGTATACGCGCCCTGATACACGCCCGCGCCGAGCCCCGCCCCGGCCACTGCCGTCAACGTCGGCGCGATAGAGGGTGCCGCACTCACCCCCGCGACGCTGCCAATGCCGCCCGCCTGCACGCCCGTATACGTCAGGTGTTGCGCGTCCGACCACGCCCGCCCCCCGATCGGATTGAACCACGCGGACGCATTTTCCACCGGGATGATCGTGTCGGCCGCCAGCACATCGGCCAGCACCGTCTCCCCGTGCCCGCGGCCATACACCCGCGTCCGCAGTTGCGAGTCGTCCATCGACTGCGTAATCGCCGGGTCATACAGGAACGGATGCGACACGTCGATCGGATCGGGCGTGTCGGTCACTTCGTCGAGGAACAGATGCAGGTCGCGATCCTCGACATAAAAAGCGCCGCCAATCAACCCGGCGATCTGCCGCAGTGCCCCGCCCCAGCCCTCTGAGCCGTCGAGGATGATCGAGATGGTGGGCAATCCCGCGGCGACGTTGACACCGGTAAAGCCCGGCGCGAATGATGCGAGCAATTCCGCGGCGATGGTCGAGGCCGAGACGTTGACCCAGGCGCCATACGGCAAGCGGTCCAGTGCCGCGAGGTCATCGGCCGCGTGCGCGTGGCAGACTTGCTGCTTGGGCTCGCCTTCAAACGTGGTCTCGACGCTCTGGACCGCGCCGTTGAACAGATGCCGCGGCGTGTTGCTGTTCAGGGTGACGTTGACCTCCATCCCGACTTCCGGCCAGGGCGCCTCGCCGATGGTGAAATTGCAGGCGTCCGGTTCGTCGTTCACGACGTCGTGAATCGAGAAGGTCGCCAGCCGCACACGACTCGTGGACAGCACCCCATCGAGAAAGATCCGGACGCGCGTCTCCCGCACATCCTGCAGCGCGGCCGGCTGATAGCCCAACCGGAAGTTGCCCAGCCGTGCGGTGCCGACAATCGCTGGGACCGTCGCCACTACAAGCCCACCTTGCCACTGCGCCGCGTGCCCGACATGATCATCGAGGACACCTTGCGCGCCAGCGACTCCGTGTTGTCGACCAGGTAGAAGTTGTAGACGATCCCGCCGCCCTTGCCGGCGCCCATGGGGATGACGTCACTGCCGCGCGGGAGGTTGACGAGCTCCGGCCCCTGCTCCCCGACGAGCGCCATGCCGCCGGCGAAGTTCTCCACGCCACCGGCGAAGCCTGGCACCCGTGGCCCCTTGTTCCGGAACAAGGGATCATTCGCATTGATCGGCAAGCCCCAGCGCATCAGGAAATCGATCTGCGTCGCCTGCGCGAGGGAGTAGCCGTCGTGCAGCCAGGTCCGGATCCCTTCCGGCACGGACGCTCGGCCCGACTCGCTGGACAGATCAAACTGCGTCGAGTTCCCCAGTTCGCGCATGGCTTTCTTTGCGGCATCCGCGGCGGCGGTTTGTTTCTGGAGTTCGGCCGTGGCCTCCTTCCGCGCCTTGGTCGCTTTGTCCATCTCGAGCAGTTCGTCGGCGTGCGCTTTGGCGAGCGCCTCGGTCTCGGCCGCGAGCTTGTTTGCCGCGTCAGCTTCCGCTTTCATCGAGGACGACACGGCTTTCACTTGCGCGTCTGTCAAGCCGTACGCATCGGCGAGCGACTTCAACGACACCCCAGCCTCGAGGTAGTACTTGATGCCTTGGACCACCGCGCCGTCGATGGTGTCGAGCGTCCCGAGCCAGCCCGTCCCGACGGAGTTGAGTTCGACCATCGCCTCTTTGAACGGTTTCACCGCGTCGATCTGCGCCTGGAGATCCTTGACCATGCGCGCGTTCGCGGCGTGGATGGCGTCGGCCGCCGCTTTCTCCTGCGCCACGACATCGACCGTCACCACCGTCCGCGCCTTCAACGCTGCGGCCGACGTCTTCGCGACCTCTTCGTTGATGGCCAGCGCGAGCGCCATGTCTTTGATTTCGATGCCGGCGGCTTTCGAGGCTTTGGCGAGGACGTCCGCGTTGGCGCCAGCGACTTGTCCCGCGACATCGCCCCAGCCCAGGAGCTTCGCCGTCGCGTTGCCGATGGCTTCGTCGAGTTCGAAGAAGTCCGAGACCATGCGGCCGATCTTCCACCCGGCGAACGCCGCCCCGGCCGCCAGTCCAGCCGTGGAGACGAGCCCGAGTTCGCTCGCGGTTTTCCCGGCGGCGGTGCTGAGTTCCCCGAGCGCCCGCGCTTCCGCGCCGATGTTCACGCCGAGCGACGCCATGACCCCGTCAAAACTTTGCAGCGATCCCCGGAACCGATCGGCGTTGCTCTGCGTCTTCACGAACTCGTCGCTCAGGCGGACGCTCTTCCCCATCAGCCCCTCGAGGCCCGCGTCCGCCTTCTTCGTCTCGCTAACAAATTGAGAGAAATCCGCAGCGAAGGTAGCTTGGATCATGCGAGCTTCGCGCCCTTCGCGCGGTTGCAATACGAGTGCGTCGCCTGGATATTCTCGCGCGTGTGCGTGCCGCCCTTTGCGAGCGGTACGATATGGTCGAAATCAATCCCGAACAGGTCGAATGGTTTTTGACAGATTCCACACAGGCCGTTCGCCGCCGTCAGAATCTTTTTGTAATCAATCTTCTCAACTTGTGTCTCACGTTTGCGCGCACGGCGTCGCGCTTCTTTCTCAACAATCTTTTCTGGATTAGCCCGAGACCACGCTTTGCGATACGCGGCGTTCTTCGGACCAAGAACGTTCTTGTGCGCGGCCCAATAAGCTCGGCTCTTTGCCCTCTCGCGCTCGACATCAGCGGCGTACTTGACCTTCTTCGCCGCCGCGACCTGGGCGGCGTGAGCCTTCTGCCATTCCTTCGACTTCGCCTGGCTCTGTTCTGGATGCGCCGCGGCGTATGCTTTGGCACGAGCCTTTGCCTTCGTCGGATCCGCAGCGTATCGCTGCTTGGCCTTCGCGCTGAAAGCCTCACGGTCGGCAAGATACTTGTCGCGCTTCTTAGCAGCAATCGTCTCGCGGTTCTTTCGATGCCATTCCTTTTTGTAGGCGGCGATGGCCTCTTTCTTCAACGCCGCGCGAGCTTTGACCCCAGCGATGATGTGCTCGCGGTTAGCGAGATAATACGCACGATGATCTTTCGCCATCAGTCCGGCGCCTTCATCTGTGCGCTCAACATCTCCACCACCACCCCGTAGACCTCCACGGGTAACGCGCGCACGTCCTCATAACTCCAATGCATTAGCTGACAGATGCGAAGGAGGGTGACGGTGTGGGCGTGCCAGCCAGCGTCGTTTTTTTTCCTGCCCGCGCCGCCTCGACCGCCGCCTCGTGCTTGTCGAGCGCGGCCGTCAGTTCGCGCACGGTCGCCGTATCCAGGGACCGCACCGTGTCCCGGCGCACCGTGTCCGGCATCTCGAGGCTGTAGGGGATCGGCGCGTCGTTCGCGCCGAGCAGGGACCAGCCGATCACGTAGGCGAGAATCTTCGCGAACGACTGGCGCTCCGATTGGGCGAGGAGCAGATCGTAGTACTCGCCAGCGGTGAGTTCCCGTTTGACGTCGATGAAATCCCCGTCCGACAACGGGAGCCGGACCATCTCCGGCTGCACCACCCTCGACCGCCCCATGACTCACCTCCGTGATACCCGTCCGATCACCCGGTCCTCAGTCCGCTCGATCGTCTCAAGCGGCCACTTCTGTCCACCGACGACGAGCACGAGCGGTCGCTGGTCAATGCGGAACGCGTCGACCTCTCGCACGGTCGCACTGAACGCCTGGTCCTCGATCGTCCAGGCGCCGAGCGTCGCCGCCACGTAGTAGCCCCAACGGAGTTCCGCGTGGGCGCCATGGACGCGGAACGCCATCCGTTATGGCTTCCGTCCCCAGCTGCTCGAGGCGACGAAGTTTCCGCTCAACGTGTTGGCCCCGCCCACCGGCACCGCGATCGAGGCATCCAACCACGCCGGCCCGTACCAGTAGACCGTCGGCGACGCCGACGACGGATACAGGTACATCCGCACGCCGTCGGTCGAATCCGCGGCCGTGAACAGGCTCAGCCCGGCATCGTCGAGGAAGCCGGTCAGCGTCCCCTTGATGTCCTTCAACCCCTGAACATAGGACTTGTTCAGGTCCCCGAATGCCGTGACTTCGACCTTGTCGGTCGAGAGGTCGAGCGTCCAGCCCGAGAGGGACGTCGTCGCAGTTGCCGCGCCGGCGCCGGTCGTGCTGAGGTATACAACCCCCGACTTGCCGTGGTATCGAGCCATCGTGTGTCTCCTACTCCACTAGGCAGCCCAACGCTGCAGGAGTGTCTGAAGGTCTCCGATCACCGTGGTGGCCCTGGTGCCCCACGAGGACTCGGCCACACAGGCCGGTAACTGCGACGCCGCGCGCATCCGCCCGTCGGCGTCGCGCAGCCAATAGCGGATCAACGTGGACGCGTCGGCGGTGTCTTCCACGATCGGCACGTGTCCCTTGAAGACTTCACAGACTTCCGCCCGATAGTGGCTGAGATGAAACGCGCCACACGCCGCGAGTTCGTACGCCCTGGGGTTCAACGATTCCGCGTGCGCGATCGTCGGCGTGTTGCGCCCCCACCCGACTTTCGTCCGGTAGAGGTTCAGGCCGATCTTCGCGCGACGATACAACGCCCCCGCCGTGGCGTTGTCGATCTGCGCGCCTTTCACGAACGGCTTCAGCGCGTGCCCCTTGCGGATCCCTTCCCAGGAGCCGTACAACCCGAGGTCGATCCCGGTCCAGTCGATCGCCGACAACCACGCGACGCGGTCGGGAAAGCCGGAGCCGACGAACACGACGTCATGCGCGGCCACCGTCGCGTCGATCGGTTGCGGGCCGGGCTGATGCCGCTCCGGATGCCACGCGTGCGGCAGGTACCCGCTGTGGGGGTTCACCGCCTGGAACGCCGCCACGCTTGAGCGTTCATTCGTCCAGCACCCGTCGACCAGCTTCGCCATCTCCAGTTCTTTCGCGAGGTCGTAGGGGCTTTCCGTGAACAGCACGAACACCCGAAGATGCGCCCGCTTCATCATCACCACGACATCTGGGTGGAGAAACATCCCGCTCACCGCGAGCACCGCGTCGACGTCGTGGTAGAGCGCCATCGCCAGCGCCTCGTGGCCAGCCTGAAAGAACACATCAGCCACGGTCGGTTTCGGGATCGCGGGATTGCGTTTCTTCGCGCGGCGCCAGTTGTAGTGCAGCCAGCCTTGCGAGCGCGCAATCCGCGCGTCGAGGGCGTAATCGACCACCTCGACGCCGTGGAGTTTCAGCCCGTAGCGCAGCCCGGTCGCCACGTCGGCGGTCGACCAGCTCGCCCCTGGACCGAGCAGCAGCAGCTTCACGCCGGCCGCCTTCCGCTGCACAAGTAGCCGGTGGTCATCTCCGTCTGACTGGCGAAGCCCATCGACTCAAACCGCCGCATGAAGTCGTAGGCCGCCTGGCCTTCCTGCGTCAACGCGCACGCGGTGATCGTCACGTCCGCGAAGGGTCGCAGCAGGAGTTCCCAGCCTTGACGCGTAAACCGCCAGTAGTCCTCATACTCCCCTTCGATGCCGTGCGTCGGCCAGCAGAACGGGGACGTCACGAGCAGCAACCCGCCCGGCTTCAGGACGCGGATTACCTCGCGCATCGCCGCGAACGGATCGACGCAGTGCTCGAGGACTTCCGTCAGGACGATCCCGTCGAACGACGCATCAGGAAACGGCATCGCGCAGAGATCCCCCTGCCGGTCCTCACCGTTCTGCCCGAACGTCAGATACCCGTCGCCGAGCCACGCGCGCCGGTTGTAGACGCCGACGTCGAGGATGTCGCGGCCAAGGTCCGCGCGGTTCGTCCAGATCCAGTGCTCGAGCTGCAGGCGGTGGTAGTCCGGCACGAACTCGTGCAACCCCGGTGTCGTCTGCATCCACTGGAGCAGGTACGGCATCTCATCCGATTGGCTCAGGCCGTAGAGCAGCACATCACGGCTCATGTCGAGACCACCAGGCGGTAGTTCCCGCCGCGGCGTAGCCAGCGGATCGAAGGATCCGCGCCGTCGACTTCGGTCAGGCGGATCCGCGATTCGCGAAACAACGCCATCAGCGAATACCCCGATACCGTCAACGTCCCCTGCTCGAGCAACACATCGATGCGCGCCGCGGCGGCTTTGACATTCGCGCCGGCGACAGTCGAGAGCATCCGCGCCTCGACCAGATAGAGCGCGTCCTCGATCGCGCGGCCACCGAACCGGCCGGCGTCGGCTTCGTCCACCAGTGAGACAATCACGAAGCGCGTCGCGCCTGGGGGCGCCTCATCCAGATACACGCCATTCGGGACCAAGGCGAGCAGCGTCGCATCGGCGCCGAGTTTGGCGACGAGGGCGTTGTCGATGTCGGAACTATCCGCCATCGGTCACCTTCGTCGCCCCGTGCCGACGCACCATCTCGATCAGCAGACCGCGAATCTTGCGTCGGGTAAACGCCACCGTCCGCCCGAACACATGGAACCCCGGCATCCGCCCGGTCTGATGCGTCACGCCGTTGACGGTGATGTAGTGCCGCGCCTGCGTCCCGTTATCGAAGAGCCACGCCAGCGGAGACCCGCTTTTGAGAATCAGTCCGGTGGTCAGTTGCCCGCTCACCTTCAACGGCGCAATCGCCAACTTGTTTGAGAGGTTCCCCGTGAACCGATGCGCCTCATACACACGCTTGACCGTCACGTACGCCGCATTGACTTCGCCCTCGACGACCTTCGCCGCCTCACCACGACAGGCCTCTGGCAACTGCCGCAGCTCCTCGCGGAACTCTCGCAAACCATCCCAGCGCATCGTGCTGGCCATCACGCGACCTGTTCCACGGCGACGAGCACCAAGTCCACGCACCGCTGCTGCGGGTTATTGACGCCGGTCACATTCGCCGCGTGCGACCGTCCCGCTCGATCCGTCCACGTCAGCCGCGTCTTCGTCGTCACGCTCGCGTGAAACGGCAACATCACGAGCAGGGTCTCCGTCGAAATCACCGTGCCGGCGGCCATCCGCTCGAGGTCGCGCGCCGTCGCCGGCCGGATGTCGGCAAAGAGCGTCGCCGGGGACAAGGGCGTCAATACGTCATCGAACCCGCCGTCCGCG